AAACTATATTTTTTTTGTTAGCACTGTAAATATAGTAAATCTCCCGCCACGGCACAGCGTGGTTTCGACACCACGGCGGGAACAATTAATTAAAATGAACTTAACCTCTACAGACATCATCATCAGACAAACCAACGGTTCGGAATCTCTTTGGATTTCGCAACGATTGTTGATGGAAGTCTGCGAGATAACAGAAACTTATCTTTGGAAAAAAGCAAGACCAACTTACAAAAAGACTATTCGCCAGTGCGACATTGCCAAGGCAGGCGACTTTATGCCGAACAGTGGCAAGAGCTGGCGTTGGGGCAAAGTGCAGGGGCAATACTATTACGCTTTGGCGAATATCCCCAACAAAGCACCCAAAAACTACAGAAATCAGTTTGGCGATGCAGAGGATCTAAAGGATAAGTATCTAAAAGCTTGTAGATCTAAAGAAATGGGACATCTTGAAACCCGATTTAAACAACATTTAAAGACGGTTTCTAAGAATTACTGGGAATTTTATAATCATGTAGGCGAAGTCCATCGTGTGGCACTTTCGAAAGCCTGTGCGGTTTTGGACTTTATCCTTACCGAAAGAGACGAATACCAAGGGACATCAAATCGAATTTACAAGGATTTGAGTCCAATTCTTAAAGCGATGGACCTCCAGTATATCCCGCATAACTATCTAAAGTTAAAGGAAAAGATTGATGTGCTTGAAAACACAGACAAAAGCATTGTAGATATTATTTACCTGCCAAGAGCCGGCAATAATAATGCAGAATTGTACAATGATCCTGAAGTGTTCAGTTGGGTAATGCAAATGCGTTCTATGCCACAAAACTTCACCAATGAGTACATCATTAGGAAAGTGACAGAAATGTGCGAAATGACACTTAAAAAAGCGCCATCTCGTAGATGGTACGGACAGAATATTTTCGAGCTTCCAAAAACAAAATTCCTTACAGGAGAAAAGCGTTATGGATCCAGCAGCCGAAAGTCTCACATCTACAAAGGGTATATCCCTACTCAAAATGCATTATATGCCGGAGATTGTTGGGAAATGGATGCCACCCGTGTCAATATGGTTGCTCACGAAGCCGAAGACGGCAAAGAAAGATACATCAATATTGTTGCGGTCCGTGATGTTCATTCGGGTGATGTTCTTGGGTATTCTTTTGATTATTCCGAAAATCATTTGGTATATCTCGATGCAATGAAAATGGCGGTTCAAAATGCAGGTTATTTGCCTCACGAATGGGTTACCGACCGTTTTCCTGGGCATAACAAACCCGAAATGAAAGATTTGTTTGAAAGAATGGAAGCTTTAGGAGTTACCGTTACTTTCACACACGAAGCCAATCACAAAGCAGGTATTGAGCGTTGGTTTAGGACTTTGCAGTCTGTTTTCTTGATGGATTCTAAATATTTCTACGGAGAGGGGATACAATCAAGAGCTGCGTATGCACATCGTGCCCCGGAGTATCTGAAAAGAATTAAGAAAGAAGCTAAAAACAGAGGTTGGAACCTTGAAAAGAATATTGAGGAAACATCTCTGCATGTTGAAAAATATAGAAATACACGATTTTCGTATTACTCTCGAAAACATGCAGGTGTGCATTATTCGCCTAAAGATTTGCACCTAATGAGCGAAAAACCACATGTTAATCATGTTTCTATGTCCACCATTTCAATGCTTTTCGGGCTCAAAAAAGAAGTTACCATCAAGCACGAAGGACAGATAAGCACGGAAATTATAAAAGTGGTTTTCAACTACCAAATTCCTTTGGAAAGTTACGATATCATGTCTAACTATTTTGGTAAAAAAGTAGTGATGACATACGATTTGAATGATTTGTCGGTGGTTTTCCTTTGGGAAAAACAGGGCAATCTATTAAAATCTTTGTGTGATGCAGAATACATTGAAGCTCCACAGATGAAAGGACCTAATAAGGAACTTGGAAAAGTTGCAAAACTAAGAGCAAGAGCCGAACGCATTAAAGAGCTGAAAGAAACTGATTTTGCATCGGTAATAGGCGAAGACTCTTCTTTAATGGGAATATATACAGAGAAAACGACAGCAACGGCTTATGAGGATCATCATAACCTGGACATTGAGCCGTATAAAAAGCCAACTAAAAAGAAAAAAGCATCGGGAGACGGCATATCTCACGACGCTTTGATGGATGCTATCGTAAATGGAACGACAGAAAATTATTAAGATATGACAAATTTACAAAAAACAACGATTGTACAACTAATACATCAAGAAAAAGAAAGGCTTGGTAGCTACAGACAAGTAGCTACAAAAGCCGATGTTTCCGAGGCTACCATTACCCAGATGAAAAAAGAAAACTGGGCTTTAATTAAAGATGAAATGTGGCTAAAAGTAGGTATTGCAGTGGGCTACAATAGTAATGAATGGCAAATCGCGGAAACTTTAAATTACAAAAAAGTCTCAAAGATTTGTGATGATGCAAAAACACACAGCCTTTTTATGATGATTGTCGATAAGGCAGGTATTGGAAAGTCTGCACCGTTGAGATCCTATTCACAAATTAACGGAGAAAGTGGGGTGTTCTATATCCGATGTAGAGAATGGGCAAAAAGAGAATTTTTAACAGAATTATGTACCACTTTGGGTATTGACACAGGAAAAACCTACATGCACATCGACAAATTAGGGATGAAAGTGGTAGAATTTTTTGCGAAAAGAACGAGTGCAAAACCACTTTTAATAGTAGATGAAGCTGGGAAATTGAAAGATTCTGCATTGCGTTGGTTTATTCACCTGTTTAATGAGCGTGAAGATGAAATGGGCGTAATCGCTTCCGGAACTCCCGACCTGGAACAGAGAATCACAAGAGGGGTAAAGCTAAAAAAGATGAGTTTTGACGAGATTGAAAGCCGTTTTGGCCGCTCATACATCAATCTTATAGGTGCAACGCTGGAATGTACAAGGAAAATATGTGTAGCCAACGGTATTTCGGACGCAAAGCTTCAAAAACAGATTTTCGATGATCTTAACCCTGTTTACAAAGAGATTCAAGTCTCTAAGGAACAAGCAACCAACATCAAGGTGATAGACGATTTGCGCCGACTTAAAAGGGTGATTATCCGTGAACAAATAAAATTAGCAAAAATATGAGTGGACTGCACGAAAATGCCTCTTGGGACCTTACCAACAAAGAGCAAAAAGAAAAGCAACGCAATAAGTCTTTAGAAGCCTTGGAACTTGCCAAAACACAGGAAAAAAACAAGAAAGGCAGGTATGTAAGAGACGGCAATTGCTGGCGATTTGTAACCGAAAAACCAAACGAAGATGACACAGAAAGACCAACAGAAAGTACTGAATAAAGGCTTTACCATTATTAGGGCAGACTTCTTCCGGATGAGCATAAAGTACAAGAATCTTTGTTGCCACGAATGGAAGACCTTAGAAAAAGGCTTCAAAACCAAAACAGCCTTAGAAAGTAAGATGAAAGCATTGTTAGAAGATCCTACTTATATCGAAGACTGATGAAAAGCCTAGACAGACTGCTCCACGAAAAGGAGATTGTAGAATGGCAACTCACCTTTGCCAAAGACCGGGAGGTCATTACCAAACTGCACCAGCAACTGGTAGAACTGAAAAAACAAATAGAAATACAACAACAAAAACAATAGAATTATGGCAATAGACATCAGCCAACTATCCGCAGAAGAGCTAGAAGCGGCATTGGCAAAGAAAAAAGAAGCCGAAAGGCTGGAGAGAGAAGAAAAGCGTAGAACCTACGAAGAGCTCCGAGAAGAAACAATAGAAGAGCTGGGTACTGCTGCCCATGACTTGTCCTTAGCGTTAGAACGCTTTAACGCTAAAGTGTTCAGCCAGATGAGAACCTTGTACGAGCTTCTGCAAGATTACTCCAAACGCCACAAAGACGGCAAAGGGAATTTTGAAATTAAGAACGATGACTTCAAAATTCTCTTCAAGAAGCAAGGCAAAGGTACTTTTGATGAGAGATCGGTACAAGCCGAAAAACACATCATCGACTTTGTAAACTCCAAGTTTGAAAACGATGTAGATACCAGGGATCTTATCATGTCTCTTTTAGAACGAAAAAAAGGCGACTTGGATGTAGATCTTATCCAGAAGCTTTACGCTATGGAAGACCGTTTTGATGATGATAACTGGCGAGAAGGCATCCGACTACTGAAAGAAAGCTACAGCTACAACCACAGCAAAGACTATATCGCTTTCTACAAAAAAGGCAGAGACAACCGATGGATAGGGATTAACCTTAATTTTTCTAATTTTTAAAATGGCGAACAAAACACCCAGCCAATTGGCTAACGAGATCATAGGAATAATGAAAGAAGCAGGCTTGAATTACAACGAAATGCTCTATGTATTAGAAATAGTGAAAGAGAAAATGAAGCTTACAGAACACTTGTCTAAATATGAGCAAGATTAACAATAGATAACGTTAAAAGGCTTGGTATTGCGTGGCTTATGCATAAAGTATTTTCAGCCACGTAAGACCAAACCAATGTTCTACGAAGGTTTTTTAGCAAAGGCAAATTATTAACTTAAAAATATTAGAAATGATTTCAGAAACAATAAAAAAAATCACAAAAAATTTCGAAGAAGGTTTTCATTCGAAAACATTAATGGGATGGCAACAAAATTACGATAAAAATGCTCGACCATTAAACCCTAATCCAAATTTTATGGAAGGAAGAGTAATGATTGAAGGAAAAGAATATTGGTTTATAAAAAAGGGTTGGATAGTAAAAATTTGGGACAAAAAAATATCATACACATCTTTCTTCTCGGATGAAACCTATATTGAAGTAGTTGATTTGACACCTGATTATATTAAAGCGGAGGGAGAAAAACTTTCGTAGAACAAAAGCATTGGCGAAGGAGCGGATTAAAGTCTAAGACTTCGTAGGGTGTACCACCACCGCTCTTTTGCCAATGCCCTGTTATCTTTTCCGCAACGGTTTTAGTCCGGGTTCGATTCCCGGAGCGGAACAAATTAAAGCAAATGAAAAAGTTTAGAAAAAGAATAAGAATTGAGAATGCGACGGCTTTCAAGCTGGAGTATTTCGAAGGAACTAAAGATTTAAAGACGAAAGAATTTAAGTCTTTGAAAGCAATGGAACAGTTCCACAGTCGACAGACGGATTTTTTCTATTTGGATTTGAATCGTTTCGCGTTTGTGAATGAAAAATGGCATCTATTTATAAAATTAGACACACCTTTTGTTTTCAAAAGTGAACTAGATCGCATTAATAAGATTTTTAATGAAAAGTTTGAGGTTGAAAATCTTCAAAATTTTCAAAATGAAGAAAATTAATATCAAAAAAACCTTTAAAATACACAATATGAAAGCAGAAAAAATGAAAAAAAGACTGCTCGACAGGTTCGGCAGAGGGTTAGAAGATTCCGTATGGATGCACAGCCACCATAGAACCCATAATCTTGATGAGCTGGACGATAACGAGCTGGACAGCTTCTACCATCTTTTCTTCCCAAGAAAACCGAAAATAGAAGATGTCCTCACCAAAATGGAGCAAGATAAGGAGTTGAAAAGGCTAAGAGCCATCATCTTGAAAGATGCACACTATATGGGATTGTACAATCCGCATGATTTTAGTGGTTTCAATGCTTTTATGGAGAAATCTTCGGTATTGAAAAAGGTACTTCCGTTCTACAAAATAGACGAGTTCCCGGAGCTGATAAAGCAATTTAAAAGCATGAGAGCAAAATACGAAAAGGATATTACTGTAGTAGGTTCTAAAGCGTGGCACCATTACCACCAGTTGCCGATGCCATCTCGGAACTAAAAAAAACACCCACAGCCGTATAGACCATGAGCATTGTGATGTGACAATTACAAATATATCATTTTTCTGTATGGCTTACAATAAAAATAATTATTACAAGAGAATTATCGAAGTTCAAGAGATCGTAAAGCGAGAAAAATTTCAGCATGGACTTACCTACAAAGAGATATTTTACAAATTTATAGAGCCTAGATATCATATATCGATTAAAACATATAGAAATTGGCTAGGAGTCCCGGCAAAAAGAGATTTGAAAAAATTACAGGAAAATGATAAGAAAAACGGAAATCAACTAACCTTTAATTTTTAAATATGGATAAAGTAACAAAAGAAAGAATCTCTCAATTGCACCCTAGTGTGAGGGCTGAAGTAACTAGAATAATTGAGGAAATAGACAACGCATTGACAGGAAGGGCTGCCGTTAGAATCTCTCAGGGTTTAAGAACCTTTGCTGAACAAGACGAAATATATGCACAAGGGCGAAGCAACCCAGGAAAGAAAGTTACCAATGCAAAAGGGGGGCAAAGTATCCATAATTACGGATTAGCAGTGGATATCGTTCTTATTATAGACGGGAAAACCGCCAGTTGGGACACCGTCAAAGATTGGGACAACGATAAAGTAGCAGATTGGTATGAGTGCGTAAAGATATTCGCAAAATACGGCTGGGACTGGGGTGGTAACTGGAAAACCTTTAAAGATTTACCACATTTTGAGAAAAAAGGATATACATGGAGAGGGCTTTTGGCCAAAAAAAGAGATAAAAGCAATTATGTAATATTATGAAAATAAACATTAAAACAGATCCCGAAACCTTGTTTTTAGTACACAAAGTGGTATTGCAAAACACCCAGTTTTTGACCAAAAACAGAAGTGGAAAATCTATGGTGATAGAACTTTTTGAGCGGATCAGTAAGACCTGCATCTCTTACTCTGCCAATGCCAACGGCAAAAAAAGAAGTTTAGAATTGCGATATCACCTTGCGGAGAAGCTTCTGGAACTGGTGAGTGCAAGCATTGGCAATTTCGGAATCTACGAAAACAACAAACTCGAACTTTTTAAAAACGAACTACATCAAAAATTATTATAAAAATGAAAAAAAGAATCTACATCGCAGGTAAGATCTCCGGAGAAAATCAGTTAGAGTGCACCCAAAAATTTGTAAAAGTGCAACGAGAGATAGAAAGCCAAGGCTTTGAAGCGATCAACCCCATCAACATTGTAGGAACTTGGGATATCTCGTGGGAAAGAGCAATGAAAATCTGTATTGCCCATCTTCTTACGGCTGATGCCGTGGTGTTTCTTGATGATTACGCAAAAAGCAGAGGTGCAATGATAGAACACAGACTGGCGTGCGAACTTAATATCATCACATTGCGAGGAACCAGAGATCTGAAAGAGCGATTAACAAAACAACACAAGATAAAATGCTAAAAATTAACGGATACAACTACAGTAAAGAAGAGGTTTTGGATGCCTTACGAGGACGAGGATACCTGGTCCTCCCTTACAAAACCTACACCGAAACCCACATCCATGGGAGCAGGTTTGTAAATGACTATTACAACACCCATGTAGCCATAAAAGGAGACCAGCTCCCCAGCGATGAGTATATATGGACCAATGTCGCCATAAGAGAATTTCAGAAAGAATTTGTAAAACCAAAATTAGTATGAAAAAATTAGCACTAAAAATCCTAACCCCTATTATTTTAGAGGTTATCAAGCAGAACCGACAAGAAATAAAAAGAATTATTCTTCCATTTCCGAAAGCAGGCGACCAAGAGATTGTAAATGTTCTTCAACAAGTTGTTTCAGACGCACAGCATCCCCGAACTGGGTAGATTCTTTTACTTTTTCGATGATTGCGATATAATCTTCAACATCTTTTTTATTGTTGAATAACAATTTTTCCAAGATTGAAAGTCGCATTTCGATGTAAGCCAAGTCTTGCTTATCCATAATTACTATATTTTATTGTTAGCACACCAAAAATAGTAATTTTCCCGAAAGGCATACAGAGTGGTTCGAGTCCACTCCGGGAACAAAATTTAACTAAAATACATTACAATGACCCTCTACAAGATAGAACCCAAGAAACCCAGTGGCAGGTTTGTGCTTGCCACTTACGACAAAGGCCTTTTGGTAGAAGTAAAACTTTGTGGCGAGGGATGGACTGCCGAAATGCTGAAAGCCATGTTTGCCAGCACCCCTATAACAGAAGATTTCCCAACAGAAACCAAACTTAATTTTATAAAAATTTAAGTTTTTCTTGCACATTCAAAATTTTTACTTACTTTTGAAGCGTCAAAACAAATCGTAGAGAAATCTACAAAATTATTTTCAACGATAAGAAAACCCAACAAAGGTGTCCTCTAAGAAATGCGAGGAAACTCAATCTACGATTGTTTTGACACACCTAAAGTTGGGTTTTCGCATTTAAAAAATTTCAGTTATGTCAAAAGAAATTAAAATGCAAGTAACTGCTGAATTAGCAGTAGATGTAATTCCAAGTGAGAATTACGAGTTTTTAATGACTACCAGAGAGGTAGCTAATGGATATGGCGTTACAGAATATGCCATTAGAAAAAACAAGTTGAGTTTGGGTGATGAACTTACTGAAGGGAAACACTTTATAAAGGGTGTTACCATTGGTAACACCCTTGCAAATGCACAACCACATCAAGTTTTTTGGACAAAAAGAGGTGTTGTTAGATTAGGTTTTACTATGCGTTCCGAAAGGGCGAAATTGTTTAGAGATTGGGCAGAAGAACTCATCATCAGACTAACAGACCAGGGCGAAGATTTCTTGCAACCCATTCCGGTTATTAGTTCTCCCAAGAAACGCAACCACAACCGCCTTACACAGGACAGAATGATAAGCATTCTTTCGGATGTAGCCAAGATAGAGGACAAAGATTTGCGATTAAGTTTAATTTCAAAATTGGGTGTATCATGAAGGCGACAAAGTTTTTCCCAAACAGCACAGAAATGGCGGAATTTTGCAAAGAATTTTGCAAAGAGAACAAACAGAACCGCTCATATTTTCGCACATTTCTAAAGTGCAATCACAGAATGAATGAGCAAAGAAAAGCCATGGTTTTGGTAGATAACGAAACCATTGTGCAAAGATTAATCACATGCAAAGTATGTTATAACGCCCAAAATCCTCAACAAGATGAACAATAAGATAGGCTACAAAACAGAATCTTACAAAAGAGAAAACTATCAAATGGCAACCATGCAAGAGGACAATACTTTCGCAGATAGTACAATTAGCAGAAAAGAAGTACTAATGCAGTTGGGTTACGAGAAAGCCAGTACCTTGCTGTTAAGTTTTCTGACAGATCCGGACAGTCGGGTTGCTTACAGCGATGTACTCGCAAAAGAACTAACAGAGATACGCAAGCATTTTTTTGAAATGCATTAATAAAAAACCGCTCAAATTGAGCGGTTTTTGTATTTTTGAGAAAAAAATTATGGGTATTTTTAAATCAATTAATAAAAAATGGAATCAATTTTTAGATAATAGAATTGAAAAGATGTCGATTGCATTAGAAAAACAAGAGCAAAAAACTAAACAATCAGTAACTCAATCCATAAATGTAAATGAAAAAACGGGATTAAATTTGGTAAATCAGGTCCTTGAAACCCTACATATTTTACAGTCAACCAAAAAGCAGGAAACTTATTTTTCTCGTTTCAATTTCCTTGAAAAAAAAGCGGAGCAGTTGGATGAATTATCAAATCATTACAATTGGTCAAAAATTGTGGAAGTTGGTGTAGAGAATTATAAAAACCTATATCCCGATAGAGGTAATTCCGTGCAAAATGCACAATACTTGAAAGAAAAGTATCTTAATATGATCGATATTTTGGAAGATACTCTTCCATTGATGGTTGAACGCTATTTGCAAAGTGAAAAAATTGAAATTGAAAATCTAAAAACTGCGAAAGCAAAGGAAAACAGAAGAGTAAAAATGTCTGAAAATTTTCAAAAGATACTCAAATTTGTCAATGAACAAGGTTACGCAAATGATGATGATTTTTATTTAGAAATAATTGATTTAAAAGAAGTTTAAAAAAAATGCGAATTTTACTCTTTATATTATTTCCTTTCCTGCTTTCTGCGCAAAGCAAAACGCAACCTGCAAGGAGCAAGGGCGAGGTTTTTAAACACCGCCCTGAAAAACCTTATGAAAATGTAAACAATACAGGTTTGGTAGTGGTAACGAAAGGCATGTATGGTCTAACTTTTGAAGATAAGCAACTTTCTGCCGAAACAAAAAAGCGTGTTGAAAGCTTCTTTAAACTTCGCTTAAATGGCTATACCGATTTAAAAACCTATCATTTGAAAATCCGAAAACGGCAAAACAAATGGTATATTGGTACTACCGAATTTTAATCCAACAATTTCGTAAATAAACCTTGCCTGGTGGTGAGGTTTTCTATTTGTCCTTTGATGTAACCGGTTTGCGGTTCTGCGAGCTTACCGCTGTAGCTGCACTGGTAAGATAGTGTATACACATCGACCACCGTATCGTCTAACTTATTACCTTCTGTGTTTAGATTCAATTTCCCGGTATGTTCGGTTTCTACGGTTTTTAAAACTTCATCGGTGATGGCAATAAATTCTATAAACTTCAAAGCTTCATCGGTATTTTGTCCTAAATTACTGGTATCGCGCAGTTGCTCATAAAGCAGATTGAAGTTGATGGTTGCGATTGGCGGTTGGTTTCTATAATCTATTGACCAATCCACCAAAATAGCCGGGTAATTGTGGATTTCAAAGACTTCGGGGTTGTACTCTTGACCTGCATATAGATCAATAAATTGAGGAGGAACAATTCCTGCAGTTCTGTAGCGGTCTTTTACATCTTCCATGCTAAAAGTTGCTATTAATTTCTTATAAAAAAGTTTCATATTATGGTTTTTCTATTGCGTTGTTAATTTCCACATTGGCAAAGCGCTCAATTCGTTTTGCTAAAGCGTTAGAGTCGCCTAAAAATTGGCGTTTTGGAAGGTCTATATTCATTTTCCGTTGGTAGGATTTCACTTTAATAATTTCGCCTGTATCAACTCTTTTTCTGCTTTTTTTACGGGTTCTTAAGTTCATGGAAGCGTGAATGGTTTTCTTTCTTGTGTGGCTTCTTACATTGGTCACTTTGTTAATATTTTCGCCCTCGTTGTGTGCCTTTGCGTATGGTACATCTGTACCGATAAATACAAAGTAGTCGCCTTCAGACAATTTACGAATAGAACGCTTTAGCCTTCCAGACCGAACCATCAATGAGCCTTTGTCCTTTCTCTTTCTTTTTTCCCAAGTTTGCCGTGAGCTTCCATCCAACCAATCCTTTTTTACAAATCTTTCTTTCGAGAAATTCACAGCCACTACTCCGGCACGGTTCACCAGCCGCCTCATAAAAGACGGCTTGTTTACCTTTTGCAAACGGTTGAAAAACTCGGTTTTAAATTCAATATACTGGTTTTTCATGGCTATGAGGTTTCAAGATTTCTTAAAATACGCATCATCATTTCGTTGTAGAAATTTTCAAAATCTTCCATCGACATTCCTTTTCCACCACCGCCGTTCACGATGTTATCACCCTTATGAATGCTGTCGAATTTCACGGTGATATTTTTTACTTCTTTGGCAGCACCACTTATTTTATCAACATCTTTTCCCAGCTTATTTTTGGTTTTATCGCCTTTGCTTAGTCCGTCAGAAAATGCACCGCCTTTCGTTGGGTCTAATGGATTGTAAAGAGAATTTTTTTCCTTTTCTTTTTCCTTGGCGGCTGCAAGTGCTTCATACTTTGCCTTTGATGTTGGTAACATTGCCACTCCATTATACATCACCAGTTTTCCTGCTGATAACGCATTCTGTATTTTTTCGTTATCTGTAACAAGGTTTTGAGATCCTCTAAATTTGTGAACGCTCGCCTGTGCTTCGCGCGCAACTTTACCAAGTGATCCAGGTAACTTTGAAAGAAGCCCTAAAAGTTGCTCAAGAGGTTGCAGAATGACATCAGAGAGAACTTGTCCTATTCTTTTCAATCCGCCTACAATACCATCGTTTTGGAATGCTTTTTTTATAGAATCCCAATGGTCATAAATTAATTTGAATGCGGAAATAACCCTACCTATTGGCCCCAGAAACCAAAGAAGCGTTGCACCCCATTGGTTGTATTTTTTGATTGCTAAAACCACGAGTGCGATAAGTGCAGCAATGGCAACGGCTGTGCCTGAAATTGGTAACATTGCTAAAAACCCAGCAGCGGCCACAACTCCCAATATTGCTGCAAAAGTTCCCAATACCGGGATAATAGTGTCAATATTTTGGTACATCCACTCAAACACTGGTGTTAATTTTTCGAGAGCCAAAGTAACATAAGGTAGAATTTTTTCTCCCAATTTTATCATCGAAGCTTTGATGTTATTTTGAATAACGCTCCACTGCTCCGTTGGGGTTAAAGAGTCCATATACGCTTTGTTTAATGCACCTTGCGCAAAAGAAGTTGCGCGGGTTGCTTTTTCTAAACCTTCAACATCTTGCATTAGTGTTCCGAAACCTAAAGCCGTTGCCTGGTCAAATCCGAGCTTGCTCAGTTTTTCAATTTTTTGCTCATTGGTTAGGCCTTCAAAACTTTTGTTCAAGTCTTTCACAATATCAATTAAAGGTCTAATCTTACCTGCAGAGTCAAAAATATTAATGCCAACCGCTCGAAATCCACTTACATATTTTCCTGTTTTGGCGTCCATTTTGCCCATTGCAACATCGGCATTTGATAAAGTTCGCATTACACCTTCTAAAGCAGTAGAAGATTGTTCGGCACTTAATTTGGTGGTTAAAGATGCGAAGGCACCGGCAGTGCTTTCTAATTCGTATCCGATACTTCGAGCAAGCGGAACAACCTTCGGTAGATAACGCGCTATGTCTTTAAATTCGGCATTACCTTCTTTTACCGTTTCAAAGAGCACATCATAAACTTTGTTAATATCTTTCCCCGAAGACATCATCGTGGCAATCCCGGCACTGGCTACGGTTTCAATATCGGTGAAGCCGGCTTTAGCCGCTCGCATGGTTGGTTCTAAAGCGGTTAATGAATCCTTGACCGATAAACCTGCAGATATGATACGCCCAAAAGCCTTGGGTACCTCGTCCAGCGGAGCTACATTTCGGGCACCAATGTCCAGAAGTTTATCCGAAAGCCCTTGCAATTGCGTTTTCGAAAGCTCTGCGGTGACATTTATTTCTGCCATTTTGGTGTGCCAATCGTTGGCCATTGCCGTGGATTTACCCACAAAAGCAAAGGCGGCAGCTCCTGCAACAGCTAAAGCTGCTGCAGGATTCTTAATTTGATCAATAAAATCGCCTCCGCCAATATTGTCAATAAGCCCTCTGTATTTAGCTTCCATTTTGCCAACGGTTTGGCTCCACTTTCCTTGCAGTTGAGAAAGTTTAGAATTGAACATCTTAGTGCTCATATCTATCAACATTGTTAATTTGCTTGTTGCCATTTGGTTATAATTATATTTTTTGTATTTTTGTAGTAAAGTTTTGAAGCTTGCATTAATAGTTGCTACTTTCGGGGTGCAACCAATAGAGACGGCTCAATGAGTTTATACGGTCTAAGTTTCAGAACTTTTTATTTTATCTTTAATCCTCTCCGGATTTCTTTCTCATCTCCTTTCATTGGGTACCAGGTTAAAGCTTCTAAACCTTGTTTATTGTAATCAATGTCGCACTCTACAACTAAGGCGGTATCTTTATAAAACTTTACATATCGAGTTTTGAACGATTTGCTGTTTTCTTTTTTCTCGTAATGCCATACTTCAGACGGATTTTTTAAAACATCTTTTATATGTGGAAATAGTTGATGTCTGTTTTGGCTTTCAGAAGTATAATGACCGGTAACATGTTTTTCAAAAACTTTTTCTTTCAAAAATAATTTTCTTCCTAGGTAATCCTCAAATCCCATAAAATCTTCCTCTCCTGATTTTTTGAATAGCTCTTTTACATTATCTGGAGTAATAGACTTGTCTAATTTTATTGGCTTTAAATCACCTTTAAAGTCAGCGTATTTTTTTAAATTGTACTTATCGAAGGTCAATTGATTTACTTTTTCGGGTAAATCTTTGTTTTCGGAGTAAAATTGTTTTTTTGTGAAAACCTCTTTTAGGTCACCTCTATTAATTTCAAATTGTGATTTCTCAAATTTCGGGTCGCTAGCGTAAATCATTCCTTTTGCGGCACTTCCTTTAGTGATCGTGTCTTTCGTGACTTTCCCAACATATTGCAACATTTCGCATCTGCAACCGTAACCGTTTGGCGGAAATAGTTGCAGTGCTTCTTTGTCATCAAGAGAGAATATTTTACCATCTAAAACCCGGTGAGTATCTCGAACTTTGTCGTCACCCGCCGTTTGATATTGTATATAAGGCGTAACGGTATCTTTTTCCGCCATAAATCGAACATAAGCCGCTGAATTTTGCCCGGTAGCAACCGAAAGGTTATATTCGGCTTCCAGCCATTTTTTATTGAAATCCTCAGATTTCTGCATCACAGCAAATTCAAAATCCGTATAATTCCTAAGTCTTCCTTTTTCATCGACTAACAAATCCATAGCCGATGCAAATCGTGCTTCTGTTTTATTTGTAGAAAACTCAAATAGGTTATATTCCATCATTTGCAAGACCAACTGATCCTGCCCGACATAAGGAGAAAAGGTTTTAAAATTATCTCGCAAACCTTTAACAAGGTATAAACCTTCAGTCGCAACAAATTCTCCGAAAATCCCCAAAGTATCTTCGTTGTTGAAGATTGCTTTTATCATTTCTTTGGTTAAAGCGGTTAATGCAGTTTTAATGGGTTCTGAAACTGCCACAACATGGTTTCCACAAGTGCAAGCAAACGGATATCGTTCTTTGTTTTCCGCATCTAAATAAGCAGCAGCAGTATTAATTTTCGGTTGATTGCTTAAGGTTGGAATTTTTTTTTTAGCGCCTAACGGGATATTAAAAGTTTTCGAAATCCAATCCTGCTCTACATCAAAACCATTATTAATGAGTCCTGAAGTGATGTCCCAAAGCTGTTTTAAATCAATCTCTTGCTCTGCGGTTTTAAATTCAAAGTAATCGTCTTCCGAAATGGAATAGCCTTGTTGCTGCAACAATGGAAAAAGCACATCATTCACTACAAAACAGATATTCCGCTTGTCGGCTTGCGAGATTTTATCGTCTAAAGTTCTTTCGTGAACTTCGGTTTGTGACCTGTTCGATCCTTGATCGGAAAGCATAGTAGAACCCACCAATTGTTTAGATATTTCATCGGCATTAGACTGCATGAAGTGCATATACACTTGAAATGCATCTGTTCTATTAGCTTCGTTAAATTTAATGTCCGTACCCATCGGGAAAGTAGCAGCACCGGCTTCGCCTAATGATAGCAGCATTGTATTAACATTATCTATTACCGTTGCATCACTGGTGTTGGTTGTGGCGGTTATTAGTGGTAAACCAAACTTTTCGCAAAATTCCGCCCAAGATTGCATAACATTGCGTTTCCAAATGATATTGGGAATAATGTTGTTAATGATTCCTAAATCATTTGATTCACCGATCTGAATAAGCCATTTCTCAAATAGCGGATTGCTGTAATCTATAAAATCATCTTTGGTGACATCCGGATAAATGCGCTTTTTCGTTGGTGCAGTGTTTCTCCTTGGTATTAAACCAAGATTGATTTTATCGCCATTAAAATCAATAAATTCAACAATTGATGTTCCGTATAAAATAGAATCTAAGGCAAAATCTAAAAACTTGTAAAACCATTGCTGACGAATGATGAAGGAGAGTTCCTCGTTCACTTCACCGCTCTTTCTATTGATGATTTGAAAGTCGGTGTTTAAAGTGGACATTTTCCGCATTTGAATTTGCGACTGTAGATGTCCATCAGTTTTCAGATCATCAATTAGATCATAGAGGAAATTAAGTTTTGGATTTTCGGGGTGATAAGCCATTGTTAGGGCTTTTCTCCATTTGTCAATGTCCTTTCGGCTATTGTCTTTAAAGTTTTCGACAATAGAAATGAGTTTCGGGTTTTTTCTCCCCGAAGTTGTCGGACTGGAAGAAATTGCAACGGGGCGGTTTTTATCGAGTTTTATATTATAACCTAATATCTTCATCGGTTTTGTTATTAAAGTGTGAAATATGGGAGTTTAAAGATGTTTTAAAGATTTTACCACCTGTTATTACTCGGTTGATATTTAGAAGCTATTTTAATTCCTAATAAATTATTTCCCGATTCGTCTTCTAATAATGGCAAATCAGTGGTTTCTTCCCCTTTTGCAACTGATTTAAGCCAATCGAGTGCGTCTTGGTATCTTTCGGCTCTTATCGTTGGTATTTTGTTTGGCACCGTTGCGGTGTAGAGGTGATATAAAGCGCAATCGAGAGTTATCATTACGATGTAGCTATCTCGCTCATCACCTTCAGCTGAAAAAATCTTTGCCACATCATATCTGCCTGCAAGTCTTTTTTTCACCTGTGCAATTCCCATATTTTCGGCGGTCTTTAATTTTGTATCGGAGTAGTTATCCAATAATATATTTTTTATTTCGGTTCTGATAAGAACGGTATAGTCTTCATCGGTGATAAATGCCATTAGAATCTATTTTTTTTGTTATTAATCATTGATTTGCGCGTCGTGATTTTTGGAGGCACAGAGTTTAATGTGGCTTGAATGTTCAGTTTAGAGATGGCAGATTGCAACGCATCAGGCGCATCATCGTGAGCACCACTACCTTTTTGGAATGCTAAAAGTTGGTTAATGAGTTCTTTGCAATCCGGTGATTCTTCCAAATCATCGGAAAAGAAAACATTTCCCCTTTCAAAATATCCCGCCATACTTTCGATACGGTCGAATTTACCGGTCTTTGATTTCTGGTCGGCAACTACAGGAACATACCAACCGTAAGAATCACCGACGGCATCAAAATCACTTACAAACTCATCCTGGGCAAAAAGTCCCTCAATAAAATATTGAATGTTATAGGAAAGTAAACCTCTTGATTTTACCGTCTCATACAACCAAATCGCGGTATTGTTTTTGGAGGTTTGCTTTACAAATGCATCTAAAATATGAAACTCCCGACCTGCTTTTCCAACGAAAACCATTGCTTTGAAATCCCCAGCATCTTTGTAAGATAAATCGCCATAAAAACACAGGGCATCATACTGGCGAAGCTGCAAGCGTTTTTTGTAATGGATTTGTTCGTTTTTGAAAATTGTACCTTCCAAAATATGCACATGCATATATTCGCGCATAAACGAGCGGTATGGAGTTGTGTGATACTTTTCTTTCCAATAATCGGCGGTCGTTTTTTCAGGCCAATTGGATTCGAAAGTGGTAAGATTTTTTACAGCCGGAACCGTAACGACAAAGTGTTTTTTCGGTAATCCCAGTTCTTTCACTTTTTTACTGAAAACTTTAAATTCTTCTTTCAGCTTGTTGATGAGCGTGTTTTTGTGAAAGTTGTTGTTTGCAACCACAAACCGACGAAATTTAGAACCTTCATCGAAAGTACCGCGTAAATCTTCCCAGGCCCATTCTAATAATTTGTTGGAAAGTTCATCGTTATTAACGCGTTGTTTGGTGTCAACATCATCAATTACGATGTAGTCTGGTCTTTGGTTTCCTTCACGCAAACCTCTGGGAGATTGTCCCGGAGACATCGCCATAAACTTCACACCGTCGGTTGTGGTAAAATCACCATCCGACCAGTCACCAAACTTAAATTTCTTACCGTAATAATGAATGAACTTCTTATTGTAAGTAAGTTCTGCCTGTATATCAGAAATCAGTTTTTTTGCTTTTAAATCGGTTTGTCCGATTAAAAGCATGAATTTCATTCGGTTGGTTATATACAGATATAATGGTATTCCTAAATCCAAATGTACCGACTTTGCACCGGAACGATAGATTTCTGCAAGCAAATCGCATACATCGTTATCAATTAAAATCTGTGCTAATTTCTTATGAAACCATGCTGATTTTACTTTTGCATATTCCGGGAACATTTCTTCAAACCAAGTGAGATAATCTTTTTCCCAAACCAACCGTGTTTTTTTTCGAGAGATTGGCGTTTCGTTTGGGTCCAGTCCTTTTCCGCTGTATAGCTCAATAGCTTTGCAATGCTCATCGTAATCACGGAGCATTTTTTCCATTATTCTATTTAGTTTGCCTTCACTCATTATTCTGCTTGGGCTTTATGAAGTAAAAAAGTTCGGTGCCAGTCTAAAAACTCAATTGCTTTTTCAGGATCCTGCGTTGCCATCCAGTTGTCAAATTCTCGAAAAACGCTGAAAGTAATTTGAGTACTTACTTTGTCGGAAAGTGTAGAAATAACATTGCTGACTTCTTTAATGGCTTTCACATCAATTGTAGCATCGCCTCCTTTAGAGAGGTGGTTCAATTCATTCATTAAGACCTTTTTGATGTTGTGTGGGGCTGAAAGAAATTCTGTTTTTTTATCGTCCCAGGAAATATCGCCTTGAATTCCTTTTCGCCATCTTCCGACGGTTTGTTCGGTTACATCAATAGCGAGCGCAATAGATTTGGCGGTCATGCCTTCTTCTACAAACATTCTTTCTGCCATTGCTCGCAACGGCTCATTATTTACGCGTTTTGCCATTCGTTTTCTACACTTTTTCAGACAAACTTCAAAATAAATAGACACAAAATTTAGTTAAGTGGCAAGCCTTGCAGGTATTCTTTTTAAACGGAAAATGCTGTCTTATGTTTGTTCCATAATTCGCAGAAAAACAATGATTTTACGAACAAACGAAAACGAACTGTATGTTTTGGGCACCATTTGGAGTGGTGACGGACTTTGGTTTGTATCCGAATTAAATCGACTCGAAAAACAATACACCGATATTACGATTAAGATGCACTTATATGGTGGTTCTGTTTTTGACGGTAACTTAATGTGCAACGCTTTAGAATCTTCAAAATCAAATATTTCATTAGAAATCATTGGTTTGGCAGCGAGTATGGGAGCTATAATGGCACTGTCTGTAAAAGAACCTGCAATGGTCGAAAATGGATACATTATGCTGCACGCTCCTAAATCGGGTTCTTATGGTGAGGCTAAAGACCACGAAAGTGCCGCTTCGTTGTTGAGATTAATGGAGAAAAACTTTGTAAAAAAAATCACAACAAAACTTCAAATTTCGGAAGCTGAAGCAAAAACTTATATCGAAAAAGACACTTGGTTAGATGCAGAACAGGCGTTGGCTTTAGGGATTATTTCTAATATTATCCCTTCCAAAGTAGAAACCATTCTACCAATCGAAGAGCCATCTCAATATGGCGAAACCGAGGTTTATAACCTTTTCTCCAATATTCTTTTAAATCCGGCTGCAATTGGTTTGCCGGAAAATATGCAACAAAATTTTAACGATAATATGAAAAAACTTCTAATTCAGACATTCGCGTTGGCGTTGACTGAGGCAAGTTCAGACACTGCATTTATTGATGCTTTGCAAGAAAAATTGACAGCTGAAAAAAACGGCAAAGAATCTGCCGAATCTGCTTTGAAAATGTACAAGGATGCACAAATTTCCGCAATGGTTGACGGTGCGAACCTTGAAGAAAATGAAAAAGAAATCTACAGGAAAATCGGTGAGACTTCCGGGATAGAAGCTCTTGCAACGGTACTGCAAGCAAAACAGAAGCCTGTTGAAGCTGGCGCACCAAATATTGGAGCAATCATCCAAAACAGTGGTGGTTCTGCAACTCCTGTAGGTAGATCGGACTGGGATTTCAAAAAATGGCAAACGGAAGATCCTAAAGGATTGGAGAAAATGTCGGCATCTGAGCCGGAAAAATTCAAAGAATTGTTTAACGCTAATTACAAATAAAAATGGCAAACGAAGTAGATGGACTATGGTTGCAGCAGTATGTTGAACCACAATTATTAGAGGATTTTCAAAATTATAGAGACGATTTTATCGGTGCTATAAAAAGAGCTAATCCAGGAGCGATTGATAAAGACGGTATTCGTTTTAATAAACTGATTAACAATGTCGGTTTCAAAGTGAATGCGAATGTCGATTTTACCCCTGCCAAAATGGACGGTAAAAAAACGCTCGTTGAATGGGATAAATTGGATACCACGCCAACAAATTACAGCGATGCAGATCTAAGAGCAATGGCTTTTGATAAAGAATCCGAAATCAGAAAAGCTCACACCGATGCCTTTAAATTAGGCGTGAGAGATTACGCCCTGAATAAGCTCGCACCAAAATCGCATGTGGCAGGTAAAATGCCAGTAATCAGAACGACAGGAGCAGAATTTGAAGGAAGAAAACGAATGACTTATGTCGATTTGTTGAATTTCTACAACATGTTAAGTCCCTTGAACTTATTGGATGGTACGGCTTGGAACTTTGTATTAAGTGCAGAACATAGAGCTGATTTAATGGTAGATAAAGCATCTACATCCAATTACCGTGATATTGAGTTTGACAAAACCACTGGTGAAGTTTCACGATTTTTCAAATTGAAATTATTTGAGAATAATGATACGCCACTTTACGATGCTTCTGGTAATCTGAAATCTTTAGGTTCGAACAAAATTGCAACGGATCAAAAAGCATCTGTTTTCTTTTACACCCCAAATACGGTTTATCATATCGAACAGGTGATGATTTTGTTCAATGACATGAGAACCGATGTGATTTCTAAAGATCCAGAATCTAAGGTGAGATTACACACTTATGGTCTATGTGACAAAAAGCAAGAGCATGGATTTGGAGCGGTGATTTCTGACAATGTTTAACCATTAATTTTTATAAAAAATGGCAAAACAAACGAAAGATCAGAAAAATGAATATGCAAAAGCGTTTTTTTCGGAAAACGCTTCTGTAAAGACTTTATTTCTCAACCCACAAGGCGAATGGTTTACGGACGAAAGCTATGCAAACAACTCATTACCGAAAAAAGACGGGAAGAGAGTGGGAAAATTAGAAATTTTTGAACGCGACACTCCAGTTGAAAAAACAGGAGATAACCTATAAAATTAAAGACTAAAATGTCAGATTTATCAGGAATAAAAATTGAAAAAGGTAGGCTCGGAGCTAATCGTAAGAGTGCAAGTTACGCCATCAGCGGACTTGTGATTTCTGCGATTGCGGCTTCTGCTTTAGCCTTGGATACGCCAACAACGGTGTATAACATGAACGATGTGAAAATGCTTGGTATTACAGAAGAATACGATGCAACCAATAACATCAATGTTCATCGACATATATCGGAATTCTACCGTAATGCAGGCGAAGGAACAGAACTTCATTTGATGCTTGTCGCTCAATCGGTTGATATGCCTACGATTTGTGATACCAATGCTAAACAGCTTTTGGCTTTTGCAAAAGGAAACATCAAGCAACTGGCAATCGCTATTAATTTAGAATCTGATGCGGTTGTGGTTCCATTGAATGGAATGCCGACCGAGGTTTATAATGCGATTCCAAAAGCACAGGGATTATATGGATGGGCGGACTCTCATTTCATGCCCTGTCAGATTATATTAGAATGTTACCAACATACAGGTTCCGCAGCTTCATCTGCAAATTTACGCGATTTAGAAAACTTAGAGGCAGATAAAGTTACTCTTGTCAATGGACAGGACTTTCTTTACGCATCCACAAAAACGGGAAACGCACAAAAGTTTGCAGATGTAGGAACTGTTTTGGGAGTTATGGCAAAAGCCAATGTAAACCAAAACATCGGGAATAATGAAATTTTCAACATTACAGATGCGACGAAAGGCGTTTGGATTGAGCCGGGGATTTCTTCCCATAAAACCAACACCGAACTCATCGAAGATTTACAAACTTTTGAAAACAAAGGTTATGTTTTCGGAGTTGCCTATACCGGTATGGCAGGCGTGAGAATTAATAATGATCATGTTTGCGCACCTATTATTATCGATGAAGATAATAAAGTGAATGAGCACACCATTGCACTCGGTAGAACCTCTGACAAAGCACGCCGGGAGCTTAGAACGGTTTATCTACCAAAAGTGAAAACCGACTGGTTCCTGGATGAAACTACGGGCAAATTGAGACCTGCAACCATCGTAGCACTCGAAGACATTGGCGACAAAGTTTTTGGTGACATGATGCGAAACGGTGAAATCACCTACGGAAAAACTACAGTCGATCCGGAAAGCGATTTGATTGTTGAGAAAAAGCTCATCGTAAGCTATGTTATTGTGCCTCGTGGAAACATCGGTGAGATTAAAGGAACTATTAATTTCAAAACGCAAATCTAATGGCAGATATTATAAGAAATGGAAAAGCCTACGATTCAGTCGATGTAAAATGTCAAATGAACGGAATCCCGATTGAAGTTACATCGCTGACTTATGGCAACGCAAAAGAGCATAAGTTGAACCACACGATGGGAGCCGATGCCACTTCCTGGAGTTGGGGCAAAAAGACACCCAATGCTAAAATGGGAATCATGATGCACGACATCACACCGCTTGAAAAAGCATCTAAAGGGCGCAGTATTTTGAACATCAAACCTTTCGTCCTTACGGTAGAGTTTGTGAATGAGTTCAATGAAATAGTTGTCGATAAGATAATCGCAAAATTTCAAACCGAAGGTCGTGAAGTTACCGGAGACATGGGACTAAAGCAAGAATACGACTTGTTTGCTCTGAGTGTAAAGCTCAATGTTGTTTAAATTTTAAAAACTCTTTAAATATCATTTAAAAAATGAAAAACGAAAATTCAAATATCACTGAAGTATCAGCTGAACAAAAGAAAAAACTAAAAGATTTGCACGGTGATAAACTTCGCTCACTGCATTTGCCAACGGATGACGAAAATGAAAACTTTATCGAAGTTTTAGCCGTTGTCCCGGATAGAAATGTTGTTGGACAGTTTCAAAAGTTTATCACAACCGATCCAAAGAAAGCACAGGAGATTTTAGTAAAAAACACACTGAAAACTTCTAAAGAAGAAGTTTTGGCAGACGATGCATTGTTTTATTCTGCATTCTCTCTGATTGCTGAGCTGATCCCAGTAAGACAGGGAAAGTTTGGGAAAGTTTAGAACGCTGCACTGGACTTTCGGATAATAAAGAAAGTGACCTCTATCTAAAGGCTGATGCGATGATAAGTTACTTTCTTCATATTCCCTTCCCGGAGCAGTTGGATGACGATGTTTGGGCGATGAAATGGGCACAGATAAGCTGGCTCGCCGAAAATGGATTTTTAGGATTAAAACAAAACAATGGATAACGAAACTTCAATTATTATTGATCTCGCAGGTAGATACGCAGCTGCTTTTGGAATTGTAAAAGCATCCGAAATGATGTCGGCCGCGGTTTTAACAAAAGAAGATAATAAATATAAAGTTGATTATTTTGAAGATTCAGATCAAAGTTTTGAAGCTATCAAATTGAGGTATGAAGGTATTGATTTGAATTTTGGCGAAATGCTTACGAGTTCTACTAAAATAAGGGCGATTGGGAATCCTGCAATTATGCCATTGTTGTATGTGGAAAACATTTTCGCACCTCCTTTGATGATGGATTTTAGCAGAGCTAAGGATCTTGTGGTGACTCAAACCAATGGTGATGACAATGTAATTGTAGAGAGATGGGGAACGCAGCCGTGGGAGATTTCAATGAAAGGGATTTTGATTGATGTAGAAAACAGGCAGTATCCAACTGAGCAGGTTAAAAAGCTTCACCGGCTTTTTAAGCACAATAATGTGATAGAAGTTGTGGGCCAACTTTTTGAAGAAAAAGATATTGATACTATTTATTTTAAAGATGTTTCAATTACACCATTAGAAGGTTATTCAGATACGGTTCAATTCAGTTTTACTGCTTCCAGCATAAAAGAGGTTAATTGGTCACTTTTAAAGCCTAATCAATGATCCCGTACTTCAATATTGATCTAAAAATTACGATTGCCGAAAAGTATGTTTTCAATGTTGCAGAAACCATTCACATCGAAAACTCAACCGAGAAAATAAGCGACATCGCAAAGGTTACGCTTCCAAGGGAATTTAAGCAGTTGCAAGAAAGCAGTAGCAGTATTTCAATTGAAAGAAAACGACTTTTAGATTTTATTAAAGTTGGCGACAAAATTAAAATTGAAGCCGGTTACGATGGCAAATTGGGTACAGAATTCGAGGGTTACATTACCCGAATAGGTGCTGAAATACCAATTGAACTGGAATGCGAGGATGAGATGTATCAGCTGAAGAAAATGAAGACTATTAATAAAACATTTTCGAATGTTTCATTAAAAAAGTTCTTACAGGAAATTGCGCCAGGTTACGAAATTAAAACTTTCGAAACCCAACTCGGAAAGATTGCATTTGAGAATGTAACGCCTTTCATGGCATTGCAGGAAATTAAAAGCAAATATCCTTTTAAATTTTTCTTTCGTGGAAAGGTTCTGTACGCAGGTTTAAGCCATGATTTCGAGAACCAGGAGCAACATGAATTTAACTTAAACCGAAATGTTCGGAAAGGTGGTGATTTGAAATATGCAACCAAGGAAGATCGCAAAGTTTGGGTAAAAGCGATCTCTATGCAAAAAGGAAGTTCCAAGGAAATCACCTACGAATTTGGGGACAAAGGAGAAAGTGAAAGAACGCTTCATTGTCCGCTAAATCTCAATAAAGAACAACTCAAGCAATATGCTGAGGACTTTATTAAAAAATTGAGATATGACGGTTATGGTGGTGGTTTTGAAAGTTGGTGTTACCCAAGAACCATAGCGGGCGATTCAGCGAACCTAACAGATCCAAATTACCCGGACAAACATCGGGACGGTATTTATTTCATCAATGAAGTTATTACCAACATCAATGCTAGTGATGGGATTAAAAGAAAAAACAATATCACATTTAAAATAAAATAAACTATGAAAAATCTAAGCGGATTTTTATTGCTGTTAATCACAGCGTTGCTTTGGTCTTGTAAGCCCAGAGAACTCCCCAAAGAAAAGGAGGTAGTTACCATCACCAAAACGGTAAAAGAAGTCCTTCGTGATACCATTGTAAAAGTGCAAGCGGACAGCTCTTTTTATGAAGCTTTTTTGGAGTGTAGAAATGGGAAGCCGTTCTTATTGCAGAATTCAAATTTTGGTAATAAAATCGAATCTTCCAAAATTACTGCAGGAAAAAACTTGCAACCTCCAACAGTGCTTTTAACCGATGTCGGGAAACTGAAAATTTCCTGCCAATATTTGGCAAACCAATTAAAAGTAACACTCAGAGAAAAGCAGATCTTAGAAGATAAATTAAGAGAAAAAACCGTAACACCGCCTCCGGAAATCATTGAAAAACAACTCGGTTGGTGGCAGAAATTATGGCTCAATCTCGGAAAGATTCTAAGCACAGTTGTTTTAATGTACATTTTAATAAGAATACCGTGGAAAGCTTTTTTGAGGCTGTAAGCAAAATAAGTAAAAATAAATCCTCTTCAATAGGAAAAGTGGTAGAAATCACAGGAAACACCTGTAAAGTAGAAAGGGAAAACCTGCCTGCTTTGGAAGATGTTCGCCTGAATGCCATTGAAGGGGATTTTTCAAACAAAATCATCATTTTCCCAAAAATTGGGAGCGAGGTGCTTTGTTTGATAGTTGCTGGTGCTAAAGAAGAAACGGCGATTGTTCAATATACAGAAATTGACAAAGTTTTAATTGAAATCGACGGTGCAAAATTCGAAATGAGTGGAGGTAAGTTTCAAATAAAAAATGAAGTTGCAGACCAGAAGAAGATTACTAAAGATTTATTAACAGCATTAGATTCGGCAATTATTTTAACGCCAAATGGACCAGGTAAATTTGCCGACACCACAAAGGCAAAATTCACACAAATTAAAAACGATAACGAAAATCTGTACCAATGAGTTTAGCCGATGGAAAACCAATTTTTGTAAACGGGCTTGTCGCTTTGCAAAAAGAAATGTTAACAAAAGAAGGTGATTCTTTTCAGCATTTCGCTGAACAGATGGCTCAACTTATTGAAGATTTTATAAAATCAGCAAAAGTGCAACCAGGGCAAACGGTAACCACTGCCGGAACTGCAACCAATCAAACCGGACAAACCACAACTAAAGGGAATATAGAGTGATGAGAAAAGATATTCTTTTAAACGAACAAAATGAAATTTTAATTGTTGATGGTGACTTTGTCATAGGGCAAAGCGACCAACAACATGTTAAACACATCGTTGAAGCTTTCAAAGGAGAATACAAATCTAATCCTCTGGTTGGCTTTGGGGTCATTAATTACCTGAAAAGGGATGAAATGATTGAAAGTGAATTTAAGCGTGATTTAAAGATACAATTAACTTCTGATGGCTACCAAGACCCGATAATTGATTTAACTGGAGGTTTTGAACAATTGAAAATTAATATCTAATGAAAGAGTTAAAAATTTACACGAAATACTTCTTTAATATTTTGGAATCTGTACAAAAACCTGCGATTTGGATGCCGGGTATCGGTTTGTCATTAACTACAAGCAACTATCAATTAATGATTTTTTTACTATTAGGATTATTCGCTGTTGATTACATCACCGGAGTGATGGCTAGTTGGGTGGAATGGAAGAAAGAAAACACGCCAGAGCGTTTTCGAAATAAAGGATTTACGAGTGAGAAAAGCAGAATGTCCATTGTAAAAATGGTGACCTATTTCTTGTTCATCTTGTTGACTTGGTGTATTGAAATCGTTTTCAAAATTAAATCTTTTGAATTCTCATTTATGGATCATAAGGGCACTATAACTTTAGTTGCTATGGCTATTAGTTGTGCCATCGAGTTTTACTCCATTTTTTGGGAGAATCTTCCTCGGGCGGGATTTAGTATTTCAGCAAAATTAAAGAAAGTGGTTAGTGTTGTAAAATCCGCCAAGAACGAAATTAAAGATATTACTGATGGAAATCATAGTCCTTCATAACCAGTCCCTTTTGGATATCGCCATACAACACACCGGAAGCGTGGAAAATGCTTTTGCGATTGCGGTGGCGAATGGTTTGGCGGTGAGTAGTACGCTGACTGCAGGAACGATTCTCAAAAACCCAAATGGTGTAAAAAAAGATAATGATGTCCTGCATTATTACACAACGAAGGATCTGCAACCGGCAACGGCCATCACAAGAACTGTTGTATTACCAAAAGGTAGAGGAATTGGTTGGATGCGTATTGGAACAGACTTTAAAGTAAGCTAAAAAAATGAAAAAAACACTACAAGATATTATTTCCGAGATCCTTGCAACTAAGGAGAGTAATCCCGAATTGCAAGGCTTGACTAGTGACTCGAAAACTTCGATTTGGCGCAACATTTTGCAGGTGGTTGCCTTTGCGATTTACAACTTCCAGTTGGCGGCAGAACTGCACCTTGCGGAAATAAAAGAACTTATTGCCGACCAGAAGGTTTTCAATCTTAGAAGATACCAAAAAGAGACTTTGAGATTTCAACATGGTTTTGATTTGATGGCGGAAAGCGACCAGTTTAAATCGGAATTTTATCAAAGTGGAGCGTGGGTAGAAGCTACGCCCACACAAATTGAAAATTCTAAAATAATAAAATACGCCGCCTGTAATCGTGTGATTGCCGATGGCAAAGTCCGCATCATTTTGAAAATTGCGCCTGAAAATATGGACGAAATATTTGAAGATGATGTAATGACCGCCTTTGGAAGCTATATACAAGAGATTGCTCCTGCTGGGGATCATGTGGCTTTTGTGAATTATTTGCCCGACCTCTTGCAAATTTTCATGAAAATAAAATACGACCCAAAGGTTCTCACTGCAACAGGAATGCACATTGTAAACGCCAACTTTCCCGTGCAAGATGCCATTGCAGAATTTTTGAAAAATCTGCCGTTCAACGGAGAGTTGAGTGTACAAAAATTGGAAGCGAAAATCTTGGAAGCTGAAGGCGTTGATGATCTTTTAACCCAAAAAGTAGAAACCGCTTGGGTTAATCCGGGGATTGGTTATGGACTCTTTCAACCAATTGAGATGTCGGTAATACCAGAAAGTGGACGGTTTAAAATAGAAAATTACAACGGAATAAGTTATTCATTATGACAGACGAAGTTTTCAATATTAATTTTAAAAAATTGGCTATTCTATGGTTGCCTACTTTTCTCCGAAAATCGTTGTTAATGAACTTCGTGGCGGTATTGGTAGCACCTTTGGAAAGTTTGTACATCATTTTTTTGAGGGTCCGCAAAAAGAATCTGATACAGGTAAAAACCACCTGTCAAAAATTCTCCATCCAAAAACGCTTGAACGACGAATTTGATCCACTTGAGCGGAGAATAAAGATCGTGCCGGCTGTTATCTACAACGGAACTTATCTCTACACAGAATCTGAGGACGACACCCAACACACCAAAACAAAATGGTTGCACACGGCTAATCCCATCTATCTTCGGACAGAATCGGAACTCTACAGCGAGTTCGATTTTATCGTAGAAATTCCCAATACAGGGATCAACGAATACAGACTAAAAGGCGAAATCGAATATTATATGCTGCAATCAAAAAACTACAAAATTGAAATAATCTAAAAATGAAACTAAACATAAACTTCCTTCAAACTGGCGGAGTGCCACTGACCAACGACTTGATGGCGGACATCATGTCGGCCATACAGATGTATGACTGTTTTGGCGCATTGGCTGGTCATTGCACCATCATCAGCGGTTGCGAGGTTACCGGTAACAGCGTGGCTCCTGGAGTGGTCGCCATTAACGGTGAAGCTTTGATGTTCGAAGGTGGCATTGCAAGTACACATGTCTTTGTCGATGAACAACAGATTTTTAAAACTTTCCAAGACCAAAACGATAAAATCCTCATCACGAAAAAAGTAGTGAAGTTTGGGTTGAGCGTTGCTCCCAACCTCTATCCTTGGGCGGATTTTGTCCGTTTGGACACGATTAAAGCCATGAAAATAAAACTGGATGAGACGGTGAGTCAACAAGATTTTGATGCGTTGGTGAAAAGGGTAAAAATTTTGGAGCAAAAAACCGCCCCCATCATCAACGGTGGCGTGGTTTTTCCTTGGCGAAAACCGGTAAATGACATCCCGGCAGGTTGGAAAGAATGCACGGATTTCAGAGGGAAAGTAATTGTCGGGCAAGATCCCAACGATTCGGATTTCTCCGTGATTGGCGGTACGATTGGCACAAAAAAACACCAATTGACAAATTCTGAACTTCCAAAGCTTACCGGAACATTCAACACCACCAATCTCAACACGCAGACCTCGACAGGCATAGCTACCGATGTGTCGGCGGTAACGGCACAGATGAGTGGCAATTCTGTAGGCATGGTCCACCGAGGTATTAAGGTTGAATTTGGTAACAATCAAGCGCATAACAACATCCAGCCGAGCCGCATTGCAATGTATATAGAGCCGGATTTTGATTAGTTGTTACGAGGTTATGAGGTTATGAGGTTATGAGGTTATGAGGTTATGAAGTTATAAAACGCTTTGTGAAAACCAAAAATTCAAAATCAAAAATTCAAAATTCAAATTAAATGGCAGACATTAACACCATATTATCGTGGTTTCAGACGGGAGATTTTCCGACGGAAGCCCAGTTTAGAGAAACTTTTTTGTCCTTTATGATGAAGGGCGATGCGGTATCTATTTCGCAAGTTGAAGGCTTAACCGAAATTCTACAACAGACCTTATCGGAAGAGCAATTCAATAATTATCAATTTGCCATGGCAACACTTATTGATGGTCTAGCCAAGGCAGACGGTTCCAACATTGATGTTGAACTGTGGAGGACTACGCTAGGCATTGCCAACATAGCAACAGTAGATGGAGAGGCAGACGGCAATGTCTATCTCAAAACCCAAACCGATCTAAAATTCGAGTCGCTACACGCCAGACTGGATGATTTGTTTGAAATTTTGGCGAGTGACGATGTGAATCTTGATGAATTGCAAGAGTTGGTTAATCTCATTAAAACCCATCAAACAGAAATAGAACAGTTGCAACAGATCTCTATTGGTAACACCCACGACAATAAGGTTGAACTAACAGGAACTTATGAAGGGACAGGAGCAACCTTACAGTCCCAACTGAATTTAATTATCTGGGATAAAATAGAACAGATTGAACAATCTTTATCCGCTATTGGAACAACGAAGTACACGGCACAGATTAGGGTCAATAGCACACTGACTCACAATCTTAATTCGAGAGATCTATTGGTTGTTGGTTATGATGCTGTCACGGGTTATTCTGTGCCGCTGAGACACAAAGTAAATGCATCTGATGCTAATGTCGTGGATGTTGAATTTGACTCGGAACCTTTGAATTTTGTAAAAATAACAATTAAAAAACTATAACATGGCAGATATTAAATATGCTTACTACCACTCCAGCGTTGGGTATAAGATCGTTGGGAAAACCGACAACGACATCATCCTTGCAGGAGGAGGGACGAAAACAGTTGCCAGCTTCTGGCACGATGGGAATTTTACTCCATCGGATTATGTTCCCAAAACAAGGACTGTTACAATCAACGGAGTTGCAAAAGACTTATCGGCTAATGCGACCTTTACCACACCTGATACTGTAACACGAATTAAGGGAGGTGCGGCAGGAACACTTACAAGTGGCGATGTTAATTTATTGGCAGGTTCTAATGTAGGAATCTCGCAAACCGGAACTAACATAACATTCTCAGCTACCGACACAACCTATACGGCAGGTAACGGATTGACATTATCGGGTACTACATTTAGCTTGCCTATTACAACGAGTGGTAGTGGTAATGTTGTCACGGGCGTAACACAAACTGCTAATGGATTAACCGTAACGCTGGGTTCTGTACCAACAACGGGGGATTTAGCCAACTACATTCAAACCTCACAAAAAGGCGTTGCAGGAGGCGTAGCAACATTGGATGGTGCAGGACTTATCCCGACATCGCAACTACCGTCTTATGTTGATGATATTATCGAAGCGGCATCATTAACAGCCCTTAACGCTTTACCAGCGAACGAAAAAGTGGCAGGAAAAATCTATGTTGCCTTAGATACAAATAAAACATATCGTTGGTCGGGTTCTACATTCGTTTATATCACTTCGGGTGCAGTAGATTCTGTTGCCGGAAAGACAGGTGTAGTAACCTTGGTAAAGGCTGATGTTGGATTGGGTAATGTGGATAACACGGCGGATTCAGCTAAGAATGTTTTATCGGCTACGAAGTGGACAACAGCACGAACCATTACTTTGTCGGGTGTAACAGCAACGGCACAAACAATTGATGGAAGTGGTAATGTCAGCATTCCGATTACGGCAGTGCCGGCAACATTACTAACAGGCACAGCATCTATTAGCACCACGGGTTCAGCCGCTAAATTGACCACAGCACGAACAATCGGAGCAACAGGTGATGGTACTTGGTCTGTGACATTCGATGGCTCGACTAATGTCAGTGGTGTACTTACTTTGAGTAATAGTGGAGCAACAGCAGGAACTTATGATAAGGTAACGGTAGATGCAAAAGGTAGGGTAACAGCAGGGACTAATGAAACTAGATCCTACGAAACTACAGTGTCGGGTACGGCTACCATTACGCATAACCTAGGCACAACAGCAGTTCATGTTGCTATGGTTGATACGGTCACAAAATACAAAATCGATGGAAGAATTAAGATAACCGATAGCACCAAGATAGATGTTGAGTTTGACAGTACTCCACCTAACACCATTGCTGTCACCGTAACCAAAGCCAATATATAATGAGCGATGTGAAATATGCTTATTACCACAGCAGTAAGGGTTATAAGGTAGTTGGTGGCAACGGAGACCAGCTACTAAGAGCTGATGGCGGAGTCGAAAACAAAACGGATTACTCAAAAAAAAATATGGATGAAGAGTGGTCAGGACAGAAGGTGTTGAGGCATTCGATTCCATTTATTATCAAACAAGCAGGGGTAAAATCTTGGTTGTTGCATAAGTCGAATTGGAATGGATCATTATTTTGGGCTATGTCGAAAAGTAATGATGGTGAGGACTGGAACTGGGCAAACCAAATCGAATTTAAAGACTCAGGTCAAATTAAAGCTAAAGGCTTTGAAATCGTAGGTTATGGAGATGATTACTTGAATACTTCAGGCGGAAATAACACACACAAAAGGGATTTGTTGTGGTCAAGGAAGTACTCTTTCAGGGCAGATGGAGCGGTCCATGTTATAGAACCTAAAGGGGAAGTAACTACAATAGTGGTAACGGATGGTTCGGATACTAATACAGAAATTCACTTGCCATTAACCGCAAATAATGGACAAAAGGTTGTGCTTATTAATGCGTCTTCAGCTGCATGGGTAATGGTAACAGACCCTAATATTACAACTTCGCAAAAATTATACAATGCAAGCGGTGGGAGTTCTCCAGCCAAAGCACAAATGGAATTAACCTTTGTGGTTGATACTGCTAATGCTGAAGGAGTGTTAACAGGTTCAGGACATTGGTACGGTAGTTATGTGGATGAATTTGTAATGATTTAAAAAGAAAAAAATATTCCAAGAGAGGCAAGGAATAAAAAAATCGTCCTCCAAATTAAAAACTTCCTACAGTATTTTAATAGCAACAAAGCCACCCGATGGAGGACGAAAAGTCTTCTTTCGGGTGGCTTTGTTGTTCAATACTGTAGGAAGTGCAAATGTAGTAAAACAATAGTAAAATTTAAAATTATGAAGTACAATTATGTACAGGCTCCCTTGCCTTTCCAAGGACAAAAAAGAAGATTTCTAAAACCCTTTAAAGAAGCTTTAAAAGACTTCTCGCCCTCAGCAACTTATGTTGACCTTTTCGGCGGTTCGGGTTTTCTAAGTCACACTGTAAAACAACATTATCCCGAAGCAACTGTGGTTTATAACGATTTTGATGGCTATAGCCATAGATTAGAAAACATTGATAAAACCAATGTTTTATTGACGGATATCCGACAAATCACCGCCAATTCCGGAAACAGAAAAGAGCGATTGACTGATGAATATCATGCAAAAATTATTGAAAGAATAGAGCAAGAAAAGGGTTTTGTCGATTGGGTTACGCTGAGTTCTAACCTTTTGTTCTCTATGAATTATGCGAGTTCTTTAGAAGAGCTAAAGAAGGAAAAATTCTACAACAAAGCCAGAATGTCGAACTACAACGCTGATGGCTATTTGCAAGGTGTTGAAGTTGTACGAAAAGATTACAAGTTGCTTTTTGATGAATGTAAAAATCTTTCAAATGTGGTATTCTTGGTTGATCCTCCTTATTTATCAACAGATACAACAACCTACAGCCGTGAGGATTATTGGAAATTGTCAGACTATTTGAATGTACTGAAGACTATCGAAGATACTTCGTATTTCTACTTTACATCAAACAAGAGTCAAATTATTGAGTTATGCGACTGGATGGAGAATAATGGATATTGTAGGAATCCTTTTGCTGATGCAAATATTAAAACAATAGGTTCTCAATTGACCTATAATGCGAGATATGAGGATATAATGATATATAAGAATAATGAATAAATATCACGAAATTTTAAAGAAAGTCCTTGAAAAAGGGAAAGTTCAAAACAACAAGAAAGGTAACATTACCTATCTTTTGAATGAGAAATTACAACTAAAACCCGCTGATTTACTGCAAATATTCGAGGGTCACGGAATTGCCCGGAATAAGCTAAAAACAGAACTGGAACTATTTCAGTCTGGAGAACGCTCTACAGAAAAGTACAGAGAAGCAGGGATAACTTGGTGGGATTACTGCGGTCCTATTTTAGTTAATTCTTATCCTACCTACTTTGAACAGCTTCCGGACTTGATAAAAAAGATTAATAAAGAGAAACGCAATTCTAAAAACTATGTTTTATTTCTTGGCAAAAATGACACAGAAAGCAATCAACAGCCATGTTTGTCTCTTATTCAATTTCAGATTGATAACGGAAAGTTGGTTATTAGTGCCTATCAGCGTAGCTCAGATGCTAGCTTAGGACTTCCAGCGGATATATACCACCTATATCTTATAAGTAGAAAGGTAAATTTACCTTTGAAATCTATTACTTTGTTCATAGGGAATGTTCATATATATGAAAACAATGTGGATGCAACAAAATCACTTCTAAGAGGTGAGTCTGCAAAGTTCAATTTAAACGTCTGAAACATATAAAAAAAGCACATTTAAGGAGTCTTTAAATGTGCTTTAAAATTTGTGATTTTCTCCGACCGAAAGTTGGAGTTCATACCGATTATTTTTTTACTTTTGGTTTCGCCGATTATAGTTCGGTTTTTCTACGCTTGCCTGTAACGATTGGGTATTGCCGAAGGCGGGGATTTTTAGCACAAAAGTTCATTAGAATTCCGAATGTTGAACCTTGCACAAATGTTTCATAGAAGCACTTCAGCCCCGCTTTTGGCAATACCTTGTTGCCTGCTGGCTTTCTTTCTGTCGTCTTGTGATATACTTTTTACTCGTCTATTTTTGATTAATATTCTAAAATAAGGGCATTTTCCACCTATTGATAAGTCTTTGTCATCGCTTCCTTTCCTGAATTTAATTAGTTCAAATTGGTCAGGATTAAATTTATGTAGAAATGTAATTGGAACTCCTATATGTCCATCGTAATCAAACGGAATGTCTTCTGTTCTGTCAACATTTATGCCGTCATAATTGTCGTATTTTGGAAATTCTTCTTCGTGTCCAAAGTATTTTCTTGTTAGTTCAATGTCTTCGTGTCTCTTGAAGTTGTCCAAGTTTGTCAGCCACAAGCAATTGTTTGGCGATACAATTCTATTTCCTAAACTATCTATTCTTGCTTCTGTGCCATAAAGTTCATAGTGTTCAGGAACAATGAAGCCTGAAACACCCCTTCCAAGATTTATTCCTAACCAAGCCCTATTCTCTTTGATAAGTTTAAAAATCTCTTTGTATGTAATTGCGTTAATATTGCCAATAATCAAAAATTTCTTGTCATACTTTACTAATTGGGCTACATATTCTCTGAATAACGAAAAAGGAGGGTTTGTAACTACAATGTCTGATTGCTTTAATAATTCAATACTTTCAGGACTACGAAAATCGCCATCACCTTTAAAATAAATAATATCGTTTGAATTTGGTGAGGACGTTTCGCCTTCTTGACCTGTGTATTCAAAGAAAAAGCCGTTTTCAGTTTCTTCTGTATTAAATAAATCAATCTTTTGCTCTTGGTAACAAGAAGCAATTAGTTTTTTTAGTCCTAATTCTTTGAAATTGTCAGCAAAATATTTAAAGAAATTGCTAATACTGGCATCGTCACAATTACAATAAACTACCTTATCCTTGAAATGATTTTTATAGTGTTGCAATTCACTTTCAATATCAGAAAGTTGAGTATAGAACTCATCGCTTTTTGATTTTTTAGCTTGTTGCAGTAATTTATTTGTTGCGTTCCTTGCCAT